CGGCCCTTGGCCTTGGGAAGAAGCGCAGGAATCTGCTGAATAATAGGATACTTCGGGTGGAGTGATGATAAATGATTTAGAATGGCTAAAAGTGTTCGGGGTAAACGGAGGCGTGCTTGCCACTGTTTCTCTGTCTGACCTTGAGTTGGCTCTAAAGATACTAATGCTGTTCCTCACTTGTGTGTGGACAGCGGTTAAAATTGTTAAACTACTAAAAGAAGAATGAAGGAAAAACTAAAGAGCAGGAAATTGTGGATGGCCTTGGGTGGCCTCTTAACTGTAGCCGCAACCGAATGGCTGAACCTGTCACCGGAACTGACAGAGCAAGTTGTTGGGGCTGTAATCATTATCGTACCTGCCTATATCGGAGGTCAGGGCATAGTAGACGCGATGAAGGAGTACGCCTCGGCAGGTAAGAAAAAATGATATTAGCCGCACTCAAGGGCTTGGCCGCGTTGCCAAGATTGGTGGATGCGGTTGAGTCCTTGGGGATTGTGGCACGGGCGCAAATGGCGCAACAAAGAAAAGATGAGAAAGACAAAGCTGTTGATGATCTTATTGATGCTGCACGCAACAAGCGGCTGCTTGAGCGTGAAGCTGAACGGGTTTCAAGAGATAGCGGAGAGGAATCCGGTGGGGCTTGAGAATGCGGTGGAGACAGATGAAGGAGCGGAATTTATTAGACAGCTTGGGAAATACATTAATCAACTTGAACAACAGATAGAGGCAGGAAAATGACTTTAACAGAACTAGCAGATCAAGTTACGACTAAATTAAGTGATACCAATTCTGCCTCGGTGGCCACCTGCAAGAAGTTCATTAACAACCGCTACCGGATGCTATGGGATTCGGGGTTATGGACTAACTCATTGGGGGTTGTAACCAAGACAGTGGCAGCAGAGGACGAAACCCTTACCTTATCGGGCGATCCCACTATCTTCTATTACCCGACAAGCTCAACGGTGGCTTCCACGGCCCCCAGATTGCAGTTTGTGGTGGCTACGAAGTTCACCGAGACAGGGAAAGAGGACGGAGCGGAGGTTGTTGGTTCCAACTGGATGCAATTCTTCCAGTTAGACCCTAACATTTGGGAGAACACCAGTTCGCGCAGGGCTAACCCAACCAATTTCACTCCCCTGCCCCCTGACGCAAGCGGGTATTGCCGTATTAAACCCCTCCCCACGCCCAAGAACGCGGGAACACTGTACGCATTGGGCAAATTGAAGTTCACCGAGCTTGGTGATTCGGATTCTCCGGTGATATTAGGGTCAGATAACGTGCTTCTGGCTTATGCTGAAGGGGATATGCTGGAAAGGTCGATGCAGTTCCAGAAAGCACAGGCTAAATATACTGAAGCAACCACATTACTACAGATTTGCAGGGACTTGGACAATGTTCAGCCAGCGAAGGTGAACAGAATCATCCCTGAAGTACCAAACCACTGGCAAACGCAGGATT